CAAGTTGGCGCTGCCGGTCATCGAAACGCTTTGGAACATCACGACAATAAAATCCACGCCTGAGGGAATGGACGTGAAATTCGCTGAACTGCCTGAGGTCGTTGTTTGGGTAGTGGCGTATGTGAAGCGGCCGGTAGCCAGGGCGTCGATGGCCTGGGCGATCTGTTCGGCAGCCACATAGCGCGGCACGGTGTCGGTGCCCGCCTCCGCTTGGGCTTGGGTCATGGGTACCGGCGACGTGCCCTCTCGGAAATAGGACAGCATCTGCACGGTATCGGCTGCCGTGGCATAGAAGACCGCCCGGTCGCCTGCTGCCGTGGTGATGTCAGCCCCGCCCAAATCGAGCGAGGCGCCGTCTGTCATCGTCAGGGCACCGTCGAATTGCAGCATGAACAGCAACCCGGCCGCGACCGTCATCGCGGAGAAGCCGGTGGTGCCGGTCACGTCGAAGTAATTGCCGTCGGTGTCGATCACCAAGGGCGAGGCGGACGCAATGTCGCCTCCCTTGGCGAAAAACAGCCGGTGACTGTTCGGGTCCAGATCGCCGCCCAATTGTGGCGTGGTGTCCTCTACGACGTTGTAAATGCCAGGCGTAATCGGCGCTACATTCAGAAGCAGGAAGGAATCGTCGGTCGCGTCATAGGTGACAAGGGCGGGCCGGTTCTGCTTCAAATCCGCCGCCGCGAGGGCCTGGGCATTGAATTTCTTGACCGTCTTCGCACCAACGCTGTTGATGTTCAAAGTCGGCGTCGTCGTGGCGTTGTCGGCAGAAGGCCGGAACCAAATCGGCATCCCCTCCGCGTATGCCGTGATCGCGGGGGACAGGTTGACCGTGATTACGTCTGCCGTTCCCCCTGCTGCCGCGTAGTTCGTGGAAGCATCCTGGACGGTCGCAACATCCGCCAAGTCGTCGCGGACCGAAGCACTGCCTGCGTTGGTGACCCGATACCCGCCTAGATCAAGATTTGCGGTCGCCGCATTTTCACCATTCTTCGCCAGCGCCGCTTCGATGCCGGCGCGGAAGTTTTCGTTCTCAGCATCGAAACGGGATGCTTGGATTTTGATGGATCCATCGCGGTCGGTCGTCCAGTCATGGACCCGCGTAAAATTACCGCTACCGTCCCAGCCTGACATGTTTCCTCCATGGACAATCGCCCGGAATCGCTATAGGATGCCGGGATGCTCTACGTGTGGTGGTTGATCGGAATTACGGCGGCGGCCTGGGTGGCCTTCGCCGTTCATCTGTACAGTGGCGCCGATCCGTATGCGCTCGGTGCGTGTGCGTTCGGGGCCGGACTGTTTCTTGGGTCCACCGTGTACGAAGCGTCTGTAAAAGACCGAGACATTGACGCCCTGCTTCTCGCCTGTTGCAGCGCCGTTGTGGGCGCAGCGATGGCGATTGGACTCAAGTTGATCGGCAAATGGGAGACAGCATTCGGCGGTCTGTTTCTCGGCCTCTTATGGGCCTACTGGTACCGGCGGAAATTCGGTCACTGGCCCTGAAGCATCCGCATGATGGCCTTGCGCCGGTCATCATCTCCCCCAGCCACAGCCCCCCCAAGGGCCGCTGCATAACCGGCCTCCGGCGCTCTGATGAGGGGTTGCATGGCCCGCCGCGCAAACATGTCGTTTCCGACATTCTCGGGATAGCGCGCCACCTGCCCGACAATCGGCATACGCTTGATAAAGGGGTTGTCGCGCAGCAAATTGATCCCAGAGCCGGAATTGTTGTAAACCCCCGCCGGGGCATTCAAGAGGGTGTCCGAAGACCGGGCCAGGGTGCGCAGTTGGGCAATTTCGGCCTTGGTGAACAACTCTTTTGCCACAGCCGGGCTGTCCCTGAGAAAGCGGGTCAATCGGCCGTTCCAGGATTCCGGGTTGCCTTGGAAGATTCTGGAAAAGGCTTCGTTCTTGACGCCCTGAAATTCCGCGCTGTCCTTCCCAAGCGTAGCCTTTAGCCGCATGATGGTCTTGTCGGCGCCCTTTGATGGCGCGACACCGGATTTGCCGAAAATCTTCTGGGCGAATTCTTCCGGGGCGATATTTTCCAGATCGTCGCCAACCCGCGATTTACCGACGCCGGCCATGATGTTCGGATCGTCATCGAACTTCTTCGCCATTTCCTTGCGGCGGGCGACGGCGTCCCGGTAGGCTTTGACGCTTTCCTTACTGCCCCGCTTGAAAGCGGAATCGTCCAGGCCATTCATGACGCCGTCGTGGATCTTCCTAAGACGGGCGGCGGCAGAGAATTGAGACGGATTCCCTTTCAGGTTCGTGAACAGCTTCCGGGCGTTCTCCAATGCCGTTAGAGAGAGGGACGTGACGCCCTTCTGCTCGATCTTCTGCAGAATGGACCGAACGGCGGTTCTGACTTGGGGGTCGGTGTATTCCTGCGCCACCTGCCGAAGCTGGGTGGCGTAGTCCTTCAACGCTTCCGTGCTGATCTTGACATTGCCGTTGCGGGCCGCGTCGTATGCGGTCTTCACGGCCTTCCGCTCGGCAGTGTAAAGTTGATTCAGGCGGTCTTGCGCGCCCTTCATCGAAGCGCCGCGCGTATCCACCCTGGGAGCGCCCGTCACCCGTCCGGCAACCTCGTCACCGGCGTTTTCAAGCGCCTTCGATTGCCCTTGACGCAGGGCCGCGAGACGGGAGGCATCATCACCAAGGGACTGTGCCCCGCCCTTCGCCAGAACGTCTTCCCGGCCCAACTGTGCAGGATCGCGCGTGATCTGTCCGCGTGTCGGCTGCACATTGAGGCCGCGCGCCTCGGCAAGGCGGACCGCTTCTTCCGGGTTCTTGGCCTTGGCCAGAATCGGTTTCAACTGGCGGAGGGTTTCGGGGGTTAGATCGTCTGGATTGATGTTGTTCTTGCGCAGGAGGGCTTTTCCAGCGAGGCTCAACTGATCGCCCTTGAACATGCGACCATTGCGCATCAGCCCCTTTAACGCGGTCCCCACCAGAAGGGTGCCACCAGCACCCAAAGCGGTCGCCGCGGCAGTATCGCCGACCACATCGCCAAGGGTCTTCCCCGACCCAGCAAAGGCCGATCCTGCGCCCGTGACAGCCTCGACACCGCCCGTCGCCGCACCGGCGCGCGCGCTCATGCCAAGGATGCCAGCCCCCGCCCCCGCCGTTCTTGCAACCACAAAGATTTTTCCGATTTCCGAAATGGTGTCGGCAATATCCTGAAAGGACATGCCGCGCTGATTCAAAATGCGCTGCTCGCCGTTCGGGAGCGTGATAATCACGTCGTCACCGCGCACTTCGGTCTTTGCGCCTGGGAGGTTAAATTCGATGATCTTGGCGCGGCGCTTCGCATCCGGCTCCGCGATGAAGGCAGCCCCCATCTTCATGTGCCAGACATTGGATTTGCCGGGGATTCGCTCGGCGCCTAATTCTTTCAGCGGCTTCCCGTCCGGACCCTTGATGGGCTCGTATTTGCCCTGCCTCCGGAAGAAATGAATGGCCGGGGTTTTGTCGCCCATCATGCCGCCGCCGGGGATCTCCATCGGCAAGCCGCGCGCCCGCGCATAGACTTCGGACGGGTCGGGCATTTCAGGCGTTTGCGGATCAGGCGTTTGGGGTGGCTGGTCCGGGAACATCTTCTGTGCGACCCCTTGCGGCGTCGAACCGACCCGGCGGATCATCCATTTACCACCGACGAGATACGCCTCATCCCCGGCTTCGTTGGTTGCCTTCTGTTCCGGCGTGGTCCACTGCCCGCCGACCAGAATCTTAACCTCGCCGTTTTCGTTGGTCGCGAAGTGGCCCTTGGGGATTTCGTTTTCCATCTACTGGACCTTGAATCCTTTGGGGGGAGCCGGAGGGGTCGAGGGAGGCGTCGAGGGGGGTGTCGGAGGCGCGTCCGGCATAAGGGGATTGGCCCTGGTGTATTCGTTCCATTTCTCGGCAAAGCCGTCGAGCGACCGATTTTTGGGGTCTCGACGGTACTGCAGCATCATCTTCGACTTCAGCGCCTGGCGCTGCGCCATTTGGGACAGCAAACCGATGAGTTTTTGGTTGCCCTCCGGCGTATTGGACAGATTGGGAAGCTGCTGCTGCAAATAGCCCCACTCACGGTCCGAAACGGCGCCCTTCAGGTTTGCCATCTGTTGCATGACCAGCCGCTTGGAAATGGCCTGGAAAACCTGCACGTTCGCGATTTGATCGCCTGTTAGGCCGAGCGCCTTTGGATCCAAACCGAACCGCTTGGCATATTGCGCGGCCTGCGCCTGCGTCAGCGTGCCCGGACCGGACGGGATGGTCTTCTGAAGTTTGGAGAGGGCCTGGAGTTTGGTCAGCGTGTCCGACGCCTCGATGGATTGCTTCTGTGCCCCCACGATGGTCTTCGCATCGGCCTTGCCCATCGCCTTCGCGAACTCGGTCTCGCGCTTGTTCATGATAGTGACAACCGTTCGCCCGGCGGCAGCGCGCTGCATCTTCATCGGATGCAGGGCCCTCTCCACCGCGATCTTCATCGCCATCTTTTGCTGCGCGTTGGCTAGATCGGCTTTGCTCTTTATCTTGGCCTGCAAACCGGACAAGTAGAGACCTTGGCTGAGGCCCTGGGTGCGCGGGTTCTTCGCCAGCATGGCCGCGATCTTCTGCGGATCGGCGTTCGGATCGGCAAAGGCTTTCTGCAGAAGCTGATTCGCCTCCTCCCGGCCCTTCTTCTCCCGGTAGTGACCTACTCCAAACTGAGCAAGCCGACCGAGCGGCTGCAGCCAATTTGACATGGGCGCCTGGGTCTGGGATTGCTGAATCAAGGCCCGCGCCATCGGGTCGAAGATTTGAGACTGTCCGGACGATCCCAGCATCGTTAGCCTCCGAAGTGCATGTTGAATTCTTGCGGCGTCATGCCCAGCCGCTGCATCGCTTCACTGCGGTACATCAGGCCGTCAGCGGTCGGTCCGACCGGCACGCCGCCATAATCGCCGACACCCAACGCCTGCGCGATCTGCTGCCGCTGCGCAGCCGTCAGAAGATCGGGCGGCGCCTCATTCGGCGCAGGGGCCATCGATCCGTCTTGCGGCAGGATGTTGCTTGTGGGCCCGCTCACACTCTGAAGGGCATCGGCCATCCCTGGCATGACAAACCCCGGCGGGGCCGTCCCGTTCGGTGTCGGGCCGAAATTGCCAGCCTGCAGCCGCGCTGCGGCGGGACCAGCCGGCATCACGCCCTGACCGTCTTTGAGAAAGACTCCGTTACCCTGAAACATGCTGCCTCCTAGAGATACGCGCCCATTGCGGCCGAGCCAAGGCTAAAGACGCCCTGCATCATCGCGTTGCGGTTGGCATTCGATTGCCGGTTTGCCGCCATCGCCTGCTGATTGGCCAATTGATACGGGCCCATCACATCGACGCTGGCGGGACCGAAGAAACTCTGGCTCTGGATCGGCTGAACCGGCTGCAGTCCAAGCAAGCCGCCCAATTCGGACAACTCCTGAGATCGAAGCGCCTGGTTTTCCTGCACCGCTTGCGCCCGGTTCTGATTGAGGAAAGACGCCTGATTGAGTTGGTCCTGAATCTGCGCATTTCTCGCGCTCATAGACTGCCCGAACAGCCGCGAATCCTCCGCCCGGCCTGCTCCCACGGCATCAAGGGCGAGCTTGCCATATTGCTCATTCTGGGAGCGGCGCAGATCCTCGAAATCGGTGCCGAAGGCTTCCGATCCCCTCGGTAGCCCTTGATTGACCAGCTTCGTTTCCAGCCGGTCGGTTTGCCGGTCGAAGACAGGTTGCAAGAGCCCCATACCGCGATCAAAAGTGGCCCGCTCGGCGGAATTGATCTGGTCCGCGAATCCCCCCGACCTCGGCGCATCATCGACTTTGGTGTAATCGAGATTGAACTGCCGTTCTGGGAACTGAGTGACGTCAATGGGCGCCAGCGGCAGATTCTGGATGCGGGGCGCGGCGGTTTCCTGAGCGATCAGGGAAAGGTCTTCGCGGCCCTGCCGAAAGCGTTGCTGGAACGGGCTCTCTTCCAGGAAAGCCGCAGACCCTCCGGTGCTCGGCTTGAATTGCCCGTTCGACCCCACGTTGCCAAAGATCAAATTGCCCTGCGGCCCGAACTGCGTGATGCGGTTCTGTTGGGCCTGCTGGTTGATCAAGTCCTGCGGATTGTATTGTGGGGTACTGCTGCCGCGCTTACCCATATTTGCCTTCCTCGAAATCCTCTCTCAGGAGCCCGTATACGATTAGGGTTGACCCATCGGGCGCACCCTTGCGGATAGCCCCCTCACGCTTGAATCCGATGCCCTCCACGAGCTTGCGGGACCGCTTGTGGCTCTTGCGGATGAGCGCCGTGATTCGGCTGCACCCAAAGACCCGGAACGGCGTGCCCAGCACGACCGAAAGCGCCTGGCGGGTTGCCCAGCGCGGGTTATCGGCGGCGAAGCTGATTTCACAATTGCCGCCGCCTTCCCATGTGATCAGCCCGGTATACACCGCGACGGCGGTCAGCTTGTTATTGCGGCAAATCCCGATGGCGGCCGGGTTGTCGAAGCCTTCCACGCCCCGCAGCCGTTTCGCGGCCCAATCCGTCAGGTAATCGAGGGGGCCCGTGACAACTTGCATTAGGTCAGCCCGAATCCGGTTTCATAGACATAGTCCGTCCGGTACCAGACCAGATTCTCGACCTGCCCGGCGTAGCGCAGCCGGAGCGAGGCCGCGTGCCCCTCCCCCGTGACTGAAAGCCAGCCGTCGCGCGTCGTTGCTTCCGGGGACCAGAATTCGTCATCCCAATAGACGTCGTCCCAAGAGACGCCGGGCGATTCGGTGGACGTGCTTTGTTCCACCAGAACCTCGCCGAAGTCATAGGCAATGCCCTGCGTGAGCGACAGCGCGCCCGATCCCGAAACCAGGGTCCGGGCCTGCGAAAACCGCTTGGGAACGGGGGTCCGGAACGCATTCCAGGCCGTCTGCGCTTCCGCCGTGATGTTGGCGGACGCATCGGCGGCCCCGGTATCGGCCTTGAAAACCACCCCGTTGGTATGCCCAAAGTAGAGATTGTCGTTATAGAGCCCCCAGCACCGGGCGTTCATGTCCGTGAACCGGCACCATGCCCCCGTGACGGTGTTTAGGACGTGCTGGACATATTCGTTTGAATTCTTGGGCACGTTCACGAGAACCCGCGTCCCTTTCGGGTAATGCAGCACCTGCCAGCCAAAATTTCCGGAATACAGGCCCGCTGCCTCGACAGCGGCGCCGGTGATCTTCGATTCCTGGGTCCGCAGCCGGCCCTTCCGCCAGACCTCGGCAAAGGACACATATCCATCCTTGGTCGCGACGAACAGATCCCCAGCCACCTTAGCGATTGCGCGGCGGTCCACCGGCGGGCCAATGTTGTAAATGCCGACGATGCCAAACGCCGACGAATCGCCGGGGTCGGTGCCCTCATAAACAATGGCCTGCCCAGACGAGAGCAGGATGACCAGCCGGTCGTCCACGCCCTGCCCGGCGTCCATCGTCCAGGTTCCCATGCAGACGATATTGCCGCCAAGATTGGAGACTCGCGACAAGGGAAACTTCGTCAAGGTGCCCGTCACCGCATTGATCGCCGCGTACCAGAAGTCCTGGCTGTCCTTCTCCCAGAAGAAAAGCCGGTTCTTGAAAACCTCCACACCGACCAGATCGGCGTTGGTCAGGCCCGATCCGCTCCACGACGGCGTGGAAATCGCGCCGTTATACATCTGCGGCGCATCCTCACCGTTCACGAGGTGAAGCTGACCGTTGAAGTTGACTGCCTGCCACTTGTTCGACGTGTAGCCGGTCTGAATGCTGGTCGCAGCGCCAGCGGAAGTGGCGTTGTACAGCCCGCCCCCGCCTGCCGCGATCAATTGCCGGGTCGTTCCGGCGTGATATTCAACCAACGTCTGCACATCGCCATTCCCAACGCCTGTTGCGTGCTGGGAGGTGCCTTTGCGCACAGAAATCTTGCCGGTCTCTGGAAACCAGTTGTCCAAGACAATGGCATCCGTCGGCGGCATGGAATCTAGAGCGTCGCGCGTGTTCCACCCCCCAACGGGAGCGGTGACGCTGCGCATGGTGGACCGGGGCCGGCCCCGCATCTGTTGAATGACGCGGGGGTTATATCGCAATGTTGCCCTCCGGGAGATTGAACAGGAAATCAGGCTGCGCCCCAAGATTGATGGTCGAGGACGGAACCGAATTGGCGATCAGTTGGGCGGTGCGGCTGTCGTAATCGGCCCGCTCGTCGGCGTAGGCAAAGCCGCCGATGCGCAACATGCGCCAACGGGCGCCCTGGCGGATCAATTCCTCCGGAAGCAGGGAAACGTCCGTATCCGCCGTCCAGGCGCTTTGCCCTGTCCCCCCCGAAGACTCGCACCATTGATTGGTCACATATTCGATCACCAGCGTCTCGACAGCCGTCGGTGTGGGATCGATGAAAATGCGCTCGGCTGAATTCGCCGTGTCGTATTTGACCCGGAACCGCTTCCGGTTGGCCGGCAAAGAGACGATGGCGTTCTGGTAGAACTGCCACTGCTGGGGCGTCAGGGAGCCCCTGATTTGCCAATAGTTCGTCTGGTCCCAGGCCGTGTTATTGACATATCTGTCATAGTCGCTCGGAAGCGCATAGGAGGCCGTGGCGTCCGCTGTCGTGATTGTATGCTCGCGGATCAGCTTCTGCCACGGATGCCGGTCCTTCAACTCCTCGCACGTCTCGCGCACAACCTGCAGCAACCGCCGCGCGGTCTGGTTCGTGGAGCCCACTATGGCCGTGGGACGCTCCAACGAGACCAGATCGGCGACGTCCTGGCAAAGACTAAGCAGGGTTGCCATGTTCGATCACATTCACCTGCTCGGAAATGGCAGTGGTTAGGTGGGGGCTCACGGCGTCCCAGACCGCATCGACTGCTTCGCGGTAGCGGGCCTCGGAGATATACTGCCGTGGCATACCCTGGCTGGTGTAGCGCGCGGCGAGGCCGGTTTGAATGGCCTCTGCGATATAGTCGCGAATCATGCTGCCTCCTGTTCTTTCTTGGGTTGGCGAAGCTGGCTTTCCAGTTGCGAAATGCGCTGTTCCATCGCCTTCCGTTCCTTGTGCCAGGACGATTCCTTGGCCGTCGCCGGTTTCAGGAAGACCTTGGCGCGCGCTTGCAGGTCGCGGGCGCCGGGCCCCATCTTCTCCAACAGAGAGTCGGGCGCCTTGGCGATTTCCTCGATGGTGTGGACATTGAGAAATTGCAGTTTTGCGACCCAATCCCGCGTCAGGTAGGGCCATTCGCGAATGTCGGTGCCGTCGATCACCTGACGGTCGCGGCGTTCATGGAACCGCTGATAGACCTCTGGCCATCGTTTCTTGTCTTTGTCCGTCACCACGCGGTCGACAACGGATTTGTCATCGCCGGGCACGAGGATCTTGACCCGCTCGACGTTGCGCGTGACCACATGGCCTTCGCGGTCCGTCGCGGCCTGATCGACCATCGTTTCATGGTAGAAAAGGGCCTTGGCCGTGTCGGATTCATCCTGACCGACCGCAATCCAATACTGTTCGTCTTCCATGTGTCCTCATAAGTGCCGCGACCAGGCCGTCCCCGTGGACATGCACGACGGGCGGGCGGATCGCGTTCATGTTGCGGAGTTGGCGAAAAAAGGACCGCGCCTGTCGCAACAAACCAGGCGTCGTCACGTAGGTCTGACCGAACAACTCGACGGGAACGCCTTCCGGACCGGGATTGACCCGGTGTGCGTAGGCATGTTGCCCGCTGCAGTCGAACCCCCACAGATGGAAGACCGTGCAGCCGCGCAGCCAATGCAGGGACAGCGCCCGGTGGATCGCTCCGGTCCCCCCATCCACTCTCAGGGATGAGGAAACCAGATCGTCTATCGGCGCGCTGTTGCCGATATGGAACAGCCGCACGGTGTAACCGGCCAGCTTGTCGAAGACCGCCGGATCGCACTGCGAGGCCACGAAATACTCGACGCCAGGGTGCGGCGTGATTAGATCGGCCACCCCCGGCACGGGATCGACCAAGACGCACCAATGCGGGATCACCCCATGCTCGATCAGATGATCGTGAGCCTGGTTGACCGCGCAAATCTGTTTCCGGCCCTTGATTTTCTTCGGATCGAGCGAAGATCCTCCAGCGCAAATGTTGACTGTTCCCCTTGCCCGTCCAGGCTCAGGCAACCCCCTCTGCGCGTTCCTGCGGACATTCGCCCGTATCTGTTCTGTCGAGACAGGCTCGCCAGACGGCGGCCATAAACCCGTCTCCCCGGATTTCGATGCTCCATTCGGGGAAGCCACAGATCATTGCCTCCAAAGCCATTGCCTGTTGAATCAATCCGCGCGGCACATCGAACGGTCTGCCGTCCATGACCACACGTTCGGCATTGGCGGCCGTCCGGATATGCTTCGCGCCGTATCCGCCGGACCCGTCGACGCCGTAGAAAATGAATTTCCGGTAGCCCAGGGCATCCCCCAGGAACGGAGCGCGCGTAGCCCCCGTCGGGCCTCCTGACACCATCATTCTGACCGTGCCCGAAAGGTGGTTTTGCGTCTCCGCAATGATCCGTTCCGTCCCCGCTCCGCAGTTGTTGTGCCAGAGCACCACGCGGTTCTCTCGCAGGGCGTCGAAGACGAACGGATGCGAATGTGAAGCGATGTAGTAGGTCACGTCCGGATGCGGTGCCGACACATACCCGGCCACCAAAGGCAGCGGGTCGGCATTGATCCAGCCGTGGGGAATGATCCCCTTGGAAATCAAATGATCGTGGGCGCCGCCAAGCGTGAAAATGTCACCCTCGTCAGGATCCACGAGGTCAATCGACGGGCCAGACCCGACAATGACCATAGCGCGTTCATGCGGTGAACGCGACCCGTCAACTTCCGGGAGATTGCGCAAAAGAGCGCCCCGGACGTGATGCCGAAGCACCGCGTCCGGGACAGGGTTGCGTGTTTTCCCAGAAACACCGGGAACGCTTACGACTGGAATCGCGCGTTCCGCATGATGATTTCCTTGTTGGTGTTGGCGGCAGGCGCAGCAGCGACCGCAACCACGCCGACAAGGCGAATCGCGCCGGCAGAGGTGGCGTCATCGACATGACCCGCCGTACCAGTGGTGAACAAGGCTTCCGTGTCCGCCGCACAGGACGCGAGAATGTTGCCATTCACGCCGCCCTTTGGAGCATCGACACAGACCCAGCCGAAATCGTTGTCCGCCAGGGCCGTCTGCGCGACCCCCAGAGTATGGCCCGCCGCGCCGCCAGCATCCGCCAGCGCCGTTGCTTCGCCATCCTCATCGATGGACACGAAATCGTACTGGTCAACCGCACCAGCCGCGTGGACATACATGAACGTCTGTCCCTCGTCGGCGAGTGCAATCGTGCCAACCTTGTACTGGTTGCCCTGATCGCTCAAAGTTCCGGTGCCGGCAACGGTCTCGGTGAGGTTAACACCGATCACGCCAGAAGTGATGAAAGACATGATCGTTACTCCTTCAAGACGCCCTGGCGGGCGGCGTTGGACATGGTGAGGTTGCCCATGAAGATGATGGGCTTGACCATCGCGTCCTGGTTGACCGAGGACTTGTCCTCCAAAGGCGCGAAATTGGCCTCCGAATGGACGCAGAACTTGATGAACTCGGTATTCAGGAAATACATCCGGTTGGTGTCGATGTTGCTGTCGTAGAACACCTCCGCCATACCGCCCGGCCCGTAGTATTCCAGGGTCCGGAAACCGGCGGCGCCCTTCTTCGGACTGGTGATGCGCTGGATGGCCTGCAGCGAATCCCAGTAGAACTTGAACTTGTTCGCCCCGGCGGGAATTATGTCAGGCGAATCGCCATTCCGCACGCACTCAAGCCAGAGCGCATTCATATACCCCTGGATGTTGCTCGCGCTTGTGGTGTCGCCACCGTCGGTGGTCGCGTCGTAGACCTGCGATTGCCAGAACGAGAAGTTCGCCCGGTTGATACCGCCCGCCGTGCCGGTGGTCGGATCGTCCGGAACCAGCAACTGCAGGCCGCCGATCTGCTTTCCGCCGGTTCCCGTACCGTCCGACGCGATACCAGTCGCGATGTTGTTCATCATCGTCCGGTCGGCGTTGGTGATGCGGGATTCCAGCAGATCGAGGATCTGCTCGGCACCAGCGTTCATCCGGCGCTCCTTACCGGACATGGTAATGTTGACCGCCGCTTGCTTCCAGTTGTATTCGGCAGCGCTCAGCACGTCCGACGCGGACACATTGAGCACTTCATACCCGTCGTACCACTGGAAGGTGGAGTTTTCGGCGTAGTCCAGTTCGTGGACGATGGTTCGCCCGCCGGACAGTTTCTTGATGTTCCCGCGCTCCTTCAGCTTGTAGAGAAGCGGGTTGTGGTTCGTCACGTTGTCCGCTAGCTTTTTCTCGCGATTGCGGTACGTGGTCGTGACGAGTTCCGAGAGATTCGGAGACGTCATGATCTAGGCTCCTATGCGGCCCCCTGCCACGCCTGTTCCAGAGCATCCCGAGTTGTCAGAGCGCTCCCCGATCCTCCACGCGACGACGTGCCGGCCACGCGGGCCGCTCCCGCCTTCCGGGCCTTATCGGCTTCCGCCTTGCGCTTGGCCTCAGCCTCTTTGGCGGCGCGATCCTGGTCTGCCTGCATCAGGCGCTGGCGGGTTTCGCCATTGCCCCAGACGGCCATTTCGTATGCCTGCTCAAGCGACTGTGCCGCGCCGGCGCCGATGAGTTGACCCATCTGCTGTCGCACGGTGTCGAAATACGGATACTTCAGATTCCCGTCAGCGTCCTTTGCCGATTGGAACGCATCGATTTGATGCTGAAGCGCCGCCTCCTGCGAGGATTGGTATTGCCCCTGAAACCCCTGGAAGCCCTGCTGTAGCTGGGCAACCTGTTGTTTGAGTTGGGTGATTTGCTGTTCGGCCGCAGGATCAAGAAAGCCTTCGTCGTCGTCAGACCCGGCAAACGGATACTCGGCACCGTACTGCGCTGCCAGTTGGCGCAAAGCCCCTTCAGGGTCGTACCGGAGCATTTGATGCGCTCCCGCCAAGCGGCGGATAACATCAACGCGGTCGACATTGTAAAGGGCAAGCTCGCTTGCCATTGGCGCGAAAACTTCATCGAGCGCCGCCTTCTCCTTTTGCCAGGAGGCGACCTTTTCGAATTTCTCGTTGTAGCCCTTCTCAAGGCTCGTGGCCTTGTCGAGATAGAGCGACCGGACCTCCGGCGGGAGGTCGTTGAAAGCGTCTTTGTCGATCTGCGACCAATGCTCCGGCGGCGCGATCTCTGGATCCGGCTCCGGTTTCGGGGCGGCTTCCGGCTCATCCCCGACGGCATCTTTTATGCTGTCGCGGAGAGACTTCTCTTCGGTGGCTTCTTCCACACCGTCTTCTTCAATCTCTTCATCGATCATATGCTTACTTTCCCTGTGCTGATTGACGCCTTGATCGCCTTCTCATTCGCGGGCTTCGCGGCGTTGCCGGTGCTCAGTTGCTCCAGCGCGTCCTTGATGTCCTGCCGGGCAGAGGGCGGCGTGTAAGGCGTTTCCTTGGGCATTTCGTTGCCCATCTCGACAAGGCCCTTCGCGCGCAAAGACTTGCGGTAGGCCGATTTCGATTCGTACCAGAGCCCGTCCGCCATCGATTTGAAGGCGTCGTGATGGTCCGAGATGACGTAGGGGGCCTTGGGCCGGGGCGGCGTGTAGTCCTTGGGAATCTCTAGAAATTCGCCGTCACGCCATATCCAACGCGGCATTAGGTCTCTTCCGGCCTGCGCTTCATTGCATGGGTGACGCGCGACTCCACGAGGCCTGCCAGCCCCGCTGCGTCGTTCATTTCTATTTCTCTTTCGCTGATTCGCGCGTGCAAGCGCATCCCGTCTGGCGAGACCAACTCGCATATGACGGCGTCATCGCTAAATACGAAGATTGCGCGGAACCTAAACTTATGGGCAGCGGCTTCGTTTGCGGCAGCGACCACAATCGCAGCGAGTTTCTCAGGGTCGTGGTTCAACACCGGATACATCAAACCTCTCTCTGCTGGCGGCTCTGAATCTCCGCCCGCGTAATGTCAACGTCCGCCCCCATGCGGGCCTTCTCGAGGTCGGTTTCCCGGTCGATCTGGGCCTTCTGCATTTCGGTTTGAGCCTCCATCTGCATCTTCTCCCGGTCAAGCGCCATCTGGGCTTGTGCGGCCTGCATATCGGTCTGCGCCTTGACCTGCGCCGTCTGCATCGCGGTCTGGGCCTGCATCTGGGCCTTCTGCATTTCCGCTTCCGCTTCCGCCCTGTTGGGATCGGGCGGCGGCTGCTGGGCCTGCTGGATCACCGCGTCTGCGGCCTCGTCTAGGGCGTCTTCGACTGGGCGTCCGGCCTTGAACTGCCGTGCCGACATTTTGAGGATTTCCATCAGCGGCTTCGCCATCGAGGGCGATGCTTGAATGATCGGGCCGGCGCCCTGCAGATACTGCGTGACGGACGATACGAACTCGACCAGGGCCTCGCGTTCGGCCGCCTGGTCCGCCTGGATTGTGGAATCGGTCTCCACGTCGATCTTGTAGCCTCGCAGCTTGTCGGACCGCAGCATCTCCATCACTTCCGGCGGCACGTCCAAGCCGGTCATGCGGTGCAGCGTCTCTGCGCTGTAATGCTCCGCGATAATTTCTGCCATGATGCGCAGCGTGTCGCGGATGAACCGGGCGAACGGAACCTGCCGGGGCTGCATCCGCATGGAGCCGAAGTTGCCCTTCAACTGCTGGGCTGTGGCCGTCTCGGATGCCTTCGTGGAGCCCCGGATGACGTCCGAAATGCCGGTGATCTCGTACAGTTCTTGCTTGGACTGGTCGCGCGCCTCGTAGAGCGCCGCGATGGCGTTGGCCAAAACGTCCAGCGGCAGCCACATGACGCCGTTCTGCAAGCCGCCATTCTGCAGGAACTGTTCCCAATTCTTGATCGGCACAAGGTCCATTTCGTCGCCCTTCAGGACGTCGATCATGCCCTCCATGCCCTCGGCATAGGCCCCGCGCGGCTTGAACGCTCCCACCATCGCGTGGATGCGCTGCGAGATGCTATCGACCTCTTCCGCTTGGTCCTGGTACAGCACATATTCCGGGATCGGCGTCCAATCGTCGGTCGTGCGAATCGGGGTGAACGGTTCCGGGCAGGGGAAGAAGTCACCCAGATTCAGCGGGTCTTCCGCCTCCTTCAGGATTTCCTCTTTCCAGGTGTCGTGGACCCAGTAGACCTTGCGGACGTTGCGGTCCCAAATCTCCCAGACCAGCGCCTCGCCCCGGTCTTCCTTCTCGTCTTCGCCGGACTTCCGGATCGGCAGATCCTTGACCTTGCGCGCGCCAAGGGACTCGTCAAAATTCTCGTGCAGGTCGTCGCGGGTCATCATGTGGCCGCGCGCCACCCACCACACATCCTTCCATTGCGCTTCCGGAGCGTGCCGGAACAATCGCCACGGCACCGAGACGCAATACACCCGCTCATCGACCTTTTCATCGATATACGGGCCTTCGTCGTCTTCGCCGTCCGGCTCGACCTCCCGGTCTCCCAGCATGTAGCGGGGCGCCTCAATGGGCGGCTGCATTTGCTCCAAGCCGGGCATCATCCCGTCCACTGGGGCCTGCATCGCGTCCATCGGCGGCTGCATCGCACCCATTGGGGTCTCCATCGGGTCAGAACCCATCGGGTCCATCGCCTCGACCAACTCAGGGCGTTCGCGATTGATGATCGGTTCGTATTCGATCCATGCCTGACCGCGTCCAGCGATCAAGCCATCGTCACGCACACCCTCATAGACTTCCGCTGCGTCGTAGTCGTCCAGCGCATAGGACAGGGCGCGCTCTACGATCTCCGAGCCGATCTTGCCCACGGGGTCTTGATCGCGGAACCGCCGGCGCACGTCCGGGTTGGGAATCTGCGAGAACAGGGTCGGCTTCAGGGTCTCGACATTGGACCAGAATATGTTAAACCGCTTGCCCTTGTTCTTGCCCTCATCTTTGTACCGGGCGACAACCTTCTTCGCCCGCGCCCGCCATTTCTCGCCGCCCGACATGTCGTCGGTGGATCTGGCTTCCGCCTTTAGCTCTTCATGCCAAAAGCGCGCGGTGCGTTTCTTCAAATCCTATTGTCCTTTTGGTGTCCAATGTGATGCTGGAACATTTCCTCGAAGGTCTGTGCGGCCTCCCATTTCGGGGCGGCCTTCACGTATTGGTCCTTGATGCCTACAGCCAGCGTGCGGAAGCCGTCAGCGCCGTGACTGGCCCAATCGTGCAACGGCTGTTGCTTGAAGTCGTTTAGCTTCTCGTCAAAGGCTCGGCGGTACTGCCGCAGACATTCCAGACCGTAGGCTGTCTTCTTCTCGTCAAAACGGCAGCGCGGCAGAATGATTCGGACCGCGTTGATGCCGTCATCGACACGAAGCTGCGGAACGACCTTCACCGACAGCCCCAAGGAATTCGCTTGCTCTTGGCGGGACTTGCCCGACCCAAACTCGCGCGCCCTGAAGTCGTGCGGCACATAGTGCGTGCCGTAGGTGTAGGGTTTCGCAGATAGCTGTTTGGCGTAGTAGCCGAGCCCCTGCCCAGCCTCTTGCAGATAGTCGATCACCGCGATTTCCGGGCCCAACTGCTGGAAGAACCAGATCGCCGTATCATCGCCGATGCCAATGTCCCAAGCGGTGTGCACGGGCAATTCCGGGCGGTGCGCGACGAAGCCAATCCGGCCCTCGCGATCCGCCGTCGCCATCAACTTGCCGTAATAAGCCCCCTGCAGCGCAGCGGCGAACGAGCATTCATACTCCTGCTCATATTCGTCTTCGGTCATGTCCCGGCGGGCTGAAGCCAATTCCGCTTCGGCAACGATCCCGGTCTCGCTGGCCCGGTACAGGCCGCAATACCAATCGTCTTGCTTGCCGTTCTCGTAATACAGCTTCCAGAACTGGTTCTTGCCCTTTGGCGTTCCGATGAAGATCGCCCATCCGGTGCGGTCGCTCAGAGCCGGCCGAATCACCTCGCTCCATGCCTTCGGCGGCATCTGCGCGTATTCGTCCATCACAACGCCGTCGAGATAAATCCCGCGCAAGGCGTCATAGTTGTCCGCGCCGAACAATTGCACGCGGGCGCCGTTCGGCAGATCGCAGCGAAACTCCGCCTCGTTCACAGTCGCGCCAGGAATGCTCCCGGCAAACATCTTCACATAGTCCCAGGCAACCTGTTTGGCTTGGCGGTACAAGGGCGCGATGTAGGCATACCGAGGCGCGTTCAGCTTGTTCTCGAGCGCCGCCTGCATCAGGCGTGCGATGCACAGGACCGTCTTGCCCATCCGCCGGTGGCAGACTAGGACATTGAAGCGCTTCAGGTTTTGCAGGATTTCGGATTGAACCGGGCGCAGCGTGAATTTAACCGTCACCCTGCGCATTAAGACTCAACGTCACTTCGATTGGCCCGTCGTCGTGCCCCGTGTGGGCGATCTTGTCGCCATACTTCTTCGGCGCCAGTTTCGACGCCTTCCACTTGCGGGCGTCAATCTGCAGCCGCGCCTTGTTCGGATCGTCCGTGGTGTCCGCAATTTCGATCATCTCGTCTGCGTAGAAATCCGCCTGCTCTTCTCTCGCGCGCGCGTATTGTAGCCGAAACTCTTCATTGCTCTCAGCCGCCAGCCATTTTCGCACTGTCGTAAGGCCCGGCATTTTGTCGTCATTGCAGATTGCGCGCAGGCTCTCCCCCTCAGCGAGGCGGCGGCAGATTTCGGCAGCGAGCGTGTCTGTGAATTTGCTGGGACGGCCACCCATGCCCATTAATGCGTCACCACGTCCGTTTCCAACTCAACAACGGCGATGTCGCGGTCAATGATCCCCTCGAACCATTCCGCAGCGTCGGCCTCGTTGTCGAATTCTTCCATAACCATGATTCCCCACCACGTTCCTTCCTTGTCTTCAATGAATTCAAAGAATGGTAAGCGGTCGTCCATGTGCCTCTCATAAAAAATGCGCCGAAGGCGGGAGCCCTGGCGCAATTCGGTTAGCGTGCCGAAATCGGTAGCATAGTTTGAAAACCCCGTCAACCACATTTTGTGCGGTTCGTGAATCGTTCCTACAAGCGCCGGTATGTAGCCAGCGTGCCGAGCACTCCTTTCAGCAAGCCGGTGGCGTATCCGTGCGTGACGTTCCACCCGCTGCCGCGTGCGCGTGAGACCCATTGATTGATTGATTCTCCCATGCCCGCGCAGAACCACAGAATGCTCGCCCCTTCCTTGCCTACAGCGCGAAGGGCTTCGTTGACTTCGGTCAATCGGTCGATCCAGTGGGGAGTGAATTCGGAGCGGCGGTTGTAGTCCACCATGATCTTGTCCGGGTTCACGGCGGATGCAGATCCAACCCCTGCCCGCTCTATTTCGTCGCGAAACCACAGCGCGGCGTAATACTCCCTGTCGTCCAGCTTGCCCTTCGCATGGAGCTTCTCAATCGGCCACTCGTCTCGCACTTTCGCCCCGGTCCCATTGGGAATGGAGAACCGCATTACCGGGCGCGGGTTGGCCCCGTCCACGATGGGAACCACGATCACTTCATGGAAGCCGCTGGTGCGGGTCTTGGGTTCGTTCATTTATTCCTCTAGGGCTGCTTTGGGAGAGCGTGTTTGGCCTCGCAGGCGCATCACGGAGCAGCAAACACGATCAGCGCCGCCACCCCTGTGATGAACAGCATGAACGCGGTGACCAGCCCGCCAAAGTACCAGGCGAGCCATCGGCCCGAACGCCCGGCAAACGGTCGATACATCACGCACGGCCACGGATAGAACGTCAGCCCGTGCGCAAACCCCGACAATGCTTCGCGCCAGCGCATCTATTCGCCCTCCCGGTCGGCAGGCGACGACTGGCGAGCCGCGCCGTTCATAACGGCGGGTGTTAGGCAGCGGATGCGCTTGTATGGGTTCCCTTCACCGCAGGCTGTGCATCCCCATCCGTTTATGTAGGCTCGCTCGCCGCATTCTGGGCACTTCGTTTTCCGCCCGCTCATTCGCCCGTCTCCTTGGGTTCGATTTTTTCATCCTTAAACCAGCAGAACCGCTCGCGAGGCCAATGAATGTAGCGGTGCGCGCCCGTGGCCGGCTCCGTGATCTGCGAGCATTCGCAGCAACGCCCTTTGATCGTCGTCCGGCCCCTCGGCCTTCTCCAATTGTTCTATCAAGGTCATCTCAGCCTCCATATGCTTGGATTATTTCTGCCGCTACTTGAGGGACGATCGCGTTTCCGTAGGCGCGCAGGCGTCCCACTCGGCCGGGTAGCCCATGAGCCAGCGGGAATGCGCCGGGTTCAACCGGCCGCCACTTTCCATCCGTGCACAAGAGCCAGTCAGAATCTCGCCAGAAGCCGTGAAGCGCGCCGGCGAAGGGTTCGCAGCCAGCGCCACGTCCGCGTTCAGATCCGCGCACCCGTGTTTCGTGCCGTGTTTCGGTTTCTGCCCTTGACCGCGCGCCCGCGTGTCGTGCGCCTGTGGTATTGTCCATGCTGCTAACTGTGCGAAGTCCCGCAGATCGTTCGCGTGTGGTCCCATCGCCCGAGCCTTCGCTTTCTGCGGGTCGCTGTATTCCCCGCCCGCGTTGATCTTCGCCGTTGGCGTCGGCCATGCGGCCAATTGCGCCGTCCCCGGCAATTTCAATACCGGCTTGCTGTGGTCGCCCCGGCTGTAGGCGTATTGACTGCCCGTCGAATCGTTCACAACTGGACTCGGCCACGAACCAAGCGCGTTGCCGTTGGTGCGGCGCGCCGACACCGCCAGCCGGCAGATCGACTGGCCCGAAGGCGTAACCGATTCCTTCCAGGTCAGATTGAACAAGGTCGATCCACAGCCGCGCAGCGCCGTTCGCAACCTGCTCGCCAAAGACGACCGGAGGGCGGCGCTGCTGGATGAGCCAGTGCCAGGCGGGCCATAGGTGCCGCTCGTCGTCAAATCCAACTTGTCTGCCTGCCGTGCTGAAAGGCTGGCATGGGCATGATCCGGTCCAGACGGGGCGGTCGTCAGGCCATCCGGCAAGCCGGAGCGCGCGGGACCATCCGCCGATCCCGGCGAAGAAATGGCATTGATCGAATCCATCAAGTTCATCTGGTCTGACATCCCGAATATCCCTTTCGTCCACTTCACCGGGGGCGATTTCTCCCGCCCGGATCAGGTTGCGCAGCCACTCTGCGCAGAAGGCGTCAATCTCGTTGTAGTAGGCTGGCATCTCAGCCTCTCAATCTCTCGCGAATCTCATCGCGATTTTTCCTTGAATTTCGCGGTAAACTGGTCATAGGTCATCTGCAGGGTGCACGGATGGCCAAGCTCTTCGTAGCGAGCCTTACGCACGTAAACAGTCGAATCGTAATTCCGCGAACCGTCCTCGTTTTCAAAACTAGCGCGGTGCACGACGAAGCCTTGGTCAGGTCGGTTGTCCCAATTCTTTGACCCGGCAATATCCTCCAGAACCGGCGGCGAGCCACGGCGCGCTCCGTCAGATTTCGCCGGATGCGCGATCACCTGCACGTGAACATCCATTGTCTTCGCGAAGTCGAGTAGCTGGTCCAGGCACCAGCCGATATGTTTGGTCTCCGGCACGCCATCTGGGCAGCCGTCATCGACCTTGTTCCACGGATCAATCAAGAGAACGCGCGCCTTGTGCCGCGTTACAGCGGCCTCAGCCGTATCCAATATCCACCCAAAGGTTGGCCGTTCTTCGGGATGCTGCATCCAAAGGAAGCGCCCCTGGATCCAAGCGTCGGCTTTGTCCTTCTCCTGCTCATTCATCGCCACTTCAGGCTTGTTAGACTCGAAGGACCGCAGCGCGCGCCGATGATGCGGCTTCGCCCTGGTCTCAAAACTGGCCACAACCATCGGAAATTCATACTTTTTCACGATCTGCGCCCATACCTGCATCATCAAGACGGTCTTGCCGTGACCAGGATGCCCGGTGACAACGGAAAGCATCTGCGGGGCCAAATGACATTTGTCGCGCCAACCCGCGAACCCTGTATCCCAAGGCTGAATCGGGGGCGGTTCCGGCAAGTCGTTAAGGGTGTACAGCCCGATCACAGGCCATGGCTTTGAGCGCTTGACAACCTCGCCAAGTTGGGTGGCGTCCGACTTGACCAAATACTCGTTCGCGTCCTTCACCCCTTCAGGCCAGTCGACATACTCACACCGACCTGCGCCCAGGATTTGCGCCGCTTTCTGCCGCGCCGCCGCTCCTGCGTGGTCGGAGTCCATGCACAGGATGAACCGTTCGACGCCCGCCAAATCCTCCAGCGCATCGACCAAACACTCCGTGGCGTTCGCATTTGGCAGCGCCGCTACTTCGTGATCGGCAAGCCCAGCCTCTACTAGAGATAGCGCGTCAACTTCACCTTCCGTCAGATAGATGACCGTCGATTTTTTAGCGCGGTGCAGATTCCAAAGAGTGGGAGAAAAGCCCTTCGACGCCGTCCAATCCTTGCCGCTGACGGTTCGCGCTTTCCACCCGGCCTCCTGCCCCGTTGATGCGTGATAGGGGAAAACCATCGCCTCAGCCTTCCGACCCAGATCGCTGAAATACTCCACGCCAGGCCGCACGCCGAAGCGCTCCAAAGTCCCGAGGCTGATTCCCCGCTTGTCCGCGAACGCGGTCATCTGCAATGACGCCTTTGCGCTTAAGTTCGTCACGAATATCCCTCCAATCGCAGCCGGCGAAGCAGTGGAACATCACGCC